CATTTACACAGAGATTTTCGACAATCGCCTCGATGACGTTGCCGCACAGATGGACGCCAAATTCTAGCCGAAATCACTGTGTTCTTTCTGTGTTCACATGCATGTATTTTCGTGCTATTTTATGCTAGTCTTTGCTATCCTTCTGGCATTTTTAAAAAATTGTTGTCACGCCATTTTTGTTCGCTATTTTCCCGCTTTTTTGACCATGAAAATAAAAAAGAAGCGCTGGAATCAAAATTCCAGCGCTTTGCCTTATGGTGGACCTGAAGAGACTCGAACCCTTTTTATCCACAGTAATATCAATTAAATATTAAATTACTGTGTTTATTTTGTGTCTATAGCGTCAAGCCGCGGCTCCACGACGCCGTGATAATACCCGGCGATCTTTGCCACTGGTCCGCCGCCGTCTTTGTCAAACAAAAACGCTTTGGCGAGGTCTGCGTAGTATTCCGGGCGGTCAAGCCCGTACTTCCCGGCGACTTCCCAGCCGTCGGAATATTCCATGTTGAGCGCCGCGAACCATACCCACGGGTCCGTATGCACGCCGATGCTGTTTGCAACGGCGGTTGCCTGTTCCAGCGTCCAGTGCGGACCTGTCGAGCCGTCGTCATTCTCCATATGTTCTGTCCAGCGTTTGGCGTCCGCCTCTGTAAACGTCTGGTTTTTGTCCGTCATGGTAAGCTTATCGGCTTTGCACAGTGCGTCCATGAGCATGCAGCAGTTTCCGACGCTGCGAGCGCTTACCGGCTCCGCCATGCACGTCTCAAGCGCCTCGCAGAGTTTTGCCTTGTAGGCATAGATTTTATCTGTCATAGGCTACGCGAGTTTGAGCAGACCGGTGCAGAGTTCGACCACGCTGCCTGCCGCCGTCGTGTCCGTCGTTGCAACCAGCGTAAACGTATGATTTACGCAGCAGCAGCACCCGGACAGTGCCAGATCTGTCTCCGTGTGGATCTCGGTGTTTCCGGTTGCCGGAAGCGTTACCTTGCGCAGCGTGCAGGGCAGCGCGACGCCGTCCATGTACCACTGCAAGGTGATTTCCCCCGCCGCAGACGACGCAATGACCGCGTCCGCTGCCAGGTGGTACAGACCGATCTTTACGGTGTCGTAGCTCTGCGGCTCCACCTGAATGGATTCCCCGGAATTTACGACCTTCGCGCCCGCAAGCGTCAGCACTGTCGCGGCGTTTGCCGCAAGCGTCTGCGGGCTGTTATTAAAATATCGGACGCAAGATTTCAGATACGCCCGATTTCCATTGCCGTTATTACAAGCCATTTAAATTACTCCTTTCAAAATTATGAAAAACGGGGCAATCGCCCCGGATAGTTATATCAGGATGTTTCCGGCTGTTAGCCGCCGCAGCCGCACGGATTGCAGGGCGGGTTCTGATAATACCTGCCCAGCTGGCCGAGGATGTACTGCGACTGCATATAGTCGTTGTTCGCGGCGCGGCTCTGTGCGAGTTCGTCGCGCAGGCGCTGGTTCTCCTGCTGCTGCAAGAGCGTCCGCGTTGCCTCGCCCTCGGCGTGGATGGCGGTCTTGATCTCGCATGCATTGATGCTGGCGTTGTAGTTCACGCCGTCAATCGCGCGGAGAATTTCGCAGCAGCACTTCTGCTGCGCGGAGAAGCCGCCCTCTGTGACAGACTGCAAATCCCGCAGTTCGCCGAGAATGTTGTAGGCGTTGTCCTTGACGGCGCTTGTGACGTCATACGCACTCTGGCGCGTCGCTGCGACGCCCTCGTTGTTCTGGCGTTCCAGTGCGGCAAAGTCAGTGGCGCGCTGCACGTCTGCCTGCGTAGCGGGCGAGCTTTCGCCGCTGCCGCCGAAGCCTCGTCCGGCGAAGAGCAGGAAAAACAGTGCAATGAGAATCACAATGCCCCAGCCGCCGAAGCCATAGTCCTTGTTGTCCATAGATGTCCCTCCTTTCCGTCAGATTTGATAAACGCTTTCGCGTGGTATCACTTAATCTGCCCTATGAGGTCTCCCACGGTTTTGTTTTTGTTCGCCTCGAACCAGTCATTAAACCCCGGCTGCGAGGCAAGGAAACTCAGGACCATCTGCGGACTCTGTCCTTTAAGCGTCGTCATTGCCGTCTGCATCAGCCCGCTCAACACTTTGTTTCCGCTGTTTCCGCCCATCAGCGCCATGATCGGATTTTGCATTTACTTTTCCCTCCAAATTCTCAAGTCTTTCCGCCATACTCTGCATACCTTCTGCGATCTGCTTCAACTGCTCCTGTAACTGGTTTGCTGCCTTTTCTTCTTCGGTCGGCTCCGGAAAAATGCGGAACCTTGCGACGGTTTTTGCCGCCATGCTGTCTGTCCGGATGTAATAGAGCAGATTCTCCGTTTCATGCAGCGCGAGCGCGTTATCGTTCGGCTGCATCTGCAAATTGTTGATACTGGCCTCGCTGGCCACGGTCAGCACGCCGAGTTTCGGCGGCTGCTGCGGCATTTGCGGCACCTGCGCCCGCGGCATGGGCTGCATCTGCACCTGCTGCGCGCCGTCCATTTCCCAGCGCCCAGTGTATGGGTTATACGCCATCGTGCGTCCCTCCTTATGCTCCCATTGTACCGGAGCGCAGATTTTTAAGGGTGGCGCGAACGTGCGGGAATGTGAAGTTGCGTGTAAAATAATTTTGATTTTTTTGCAAAACCCCTTGACATATACGGTAATACAGTATATACTATAGCCATAAGATAAAACAAGGCGAGATCCGGAGATCAAAAATGAATGCAGGAGGAACACAAAATGAAACAGTATAAATACTTCTTTAAGGCATATGACGAGAACGGCCAGATGTTTTTCTTCCACCGCTCGAACTCTGCAAGCCGGCTTCTTAAGCTGGCCAAAAAATCCAGCTGCGATGATAGCGGCGAGACCCTCTCCCGTTGGTATTGCGGGCGGACTGAACACAATATCCCCGTAGAGATCCAGTATCGCGTATACTGCGGTGAGAAGATCTGAGTTTTAGATCCACCACATTCCATTCCAACAAAAGCTGCTCCGGTGCAACCGCATTGGAGCAGTATAATAAAAATGAGGGGGCAAATATCATGGCAAAAGCAACTGCTTACTGCAAATGTGAAACATGCGGAACAGAATTTACGAGAACGACCAACAAAGGGCTTCGCGCCGAAGCTGATAGCTGGGCTCTGTGGGCGGCAGACCACTATACGGAATGCCCCGTCTGCTACGCAAAGCGTATGCGTTCCGAAAAACCGAAGAACCCGATCACGGCGCTCGTTGGGCTTGATGTTCTCAATGCGCAGATCGTGATCTCCATTACTGGGAACACCCGGCCCGTGAAGGATGCACTCAAATCTCTCGGCTATCGCTGGGATGTTCCGTTTGAAACGGGATTGTCCGGCATCCTGGATACGGGAACTCGATTCAACTCGTGTTGGAGCAAGGAACTTCCGGCGCCCAAATATACCACTGCAAAAGAATTTTCAGAAGCCGTTTCCTCTGCCGTTTCCGATGCGATCCGCTCGCTGAAAGAGATCATCCCTGAACTCGAAGTCAAGAACTCTTTCACGCAGATGGATCATATGCTCTTCTGCGATATGGCAAAGCACCTCGCAGAAGACGACGCTGCTGTTGCGAGCGCAATAGCAGCGCTCGAAAAGCCGGAACGCCCTGTATGCTACCCGGCAGGACGCTGGAACGGGAAATTCTATGGAAGGCCCGGGAACTGGCGCATTTACCTGGATAATACGGAAACAAGTATTTCCGATGAAGATGTTTCAGCCATAAAAAACTACAAGTCCGCGCTGGCAGCGTACAAGGAAAAGGTGGAGGAGATCACGAATGCGAATTGATCCATCATATCCACCGCTTGCTCTGTTGCAGAGAGTAACAGAAGAATACCCTGATGCCTGGGAGAAAATGAAACTGTTCCATGAAATGAACGGCAAGAACGGGCTTCCGAGATGGAATCAATGGTGCTATGCACCAATGTCCGCGGCAATGGCGATTGTGATGGGCGATTCTCCTGGCACATACGAAAACATTTCTGCCGCCACAAAGGCAACGCAAGAGATCGCCGCCCTTGCACCATGGATTGAAAACAAGGATGTGTTTATTGTCGGCCGTTCTTTGCAGGAACGATTATTTGCACAAGAAGATGGGGAGTTTGAGATCGATAGCAAGGCGCTGTACCATATCCCGTACCGATCTTTTTATGTGCAATTCGCCGACGGATTTCGGTATATTGATTCTCCGTGCCACGGTGTGTTTGTGCATCTTGAGGATGATGTAAATAGCGGTGACCACGAGCTGCGGCTGCTGTATCTCAAAGAAACCGGCAAAACCATCGGAATCCCAATCCATCTTGGAGAAAAAACGGTTCGTTCGAGCTTATCTCATACGGTAAACGAAGCGCTGAAAAATCTATCGGATGATAATCCAGAGATCCGCAGAGCCATGATCACAACTTTGGAGCAGAGAAACGCCGAGCTTGCCGCGCACAGACAGGCTTTGCAGATCGTACTTTATTTATGCAAGAAAAGCATTGAGAACGCCCCGAATCCAGAGGCCGCGTTTCTCAACACAAAAATCAGAAGCGGAGAAATCCATATTCATTTTTTATGATTCAGAAAAGGAGGCTGCAAGAAATGCCAACTGATGCGCAAAAGCGCACTCGCAACAAGTGGGATGCAGAAAACATGTCCGTGATCTCCTGCAAGCTCAAGCGGGAGATCGCGAAAAATTTTAAGACCACCGCGAAGTCCCGCGGCACCACACCGAACGAGCTGATCCGCGGATGGATCGCGGAATATCTTGCTGATAAATAAGCAAAACCCCGGTGCCCAAGTTGGACACCGGGGTTTGCTATATCATATCGAGCCTTTTTGCTGTCTGCCGCGCCCTCGTATAAATCCCGGGCAGCCGCCTCGACAGGGTGCTCCGCTCCATGCACAGCTCGACGGCGACGTCGATCTGCGGGGACTTGCCCACGATGTAGCGGCGCACGATCTCGGCGTCCTGCCTGCTGTATCCGGCCTCGCGTATGACGCGCTCCCACTCGCTTTGCAGCAAACCGGATAGATCTTTTGGGATATGGACTCTTGCGCTTGCCAATAACGTCCCTCCTTCCGGGAGGGCGCGGCAGACGGCTTACTTGTGATTCAGCACGGCAATATTGCCCTTGTTGGATACTTCCAGATCAAGGGCGGCGGCGAGGTCGCGCACCTTGACGTAATTCGTGCCGTCCTTCAGGATGCGCTCCACGGCGACTTCCTTGCCGTCGACGATGATCTTACTTTTTTCTACCACTTCGCGTTCCTCCTCTCCAAGTTTTCCGTCCTCGAGCACCATGATCGTGTGGCCGCTGGAAACCAGCACGTCGCCGCGCAGCAGCCTTGCGTCCGAAGTTAGGTACTCGCCGTGCAGGAGCTCAAAATCGCCGGTCTTCGGCCAATCGTTGAGCATACAGTAGGTCGTGCAGCTGTTGCCCTGCTTTCTGTAGAGCTCTTCTACACCCTTACACCCGGCGGCTACCGCGCAGAGCGTCTGGAGCCCCGAGCAGTCCGTCTCCACGGGCTTTGTGATCTTGCTCACGTCCCAGTTCACGGCTCTAGCGGCTTCATATGCTGTGTTCCGGTCGGACATGTCGTAGCCGATATTCCGGTTTTTAATCGCTGCCTCGCATGTCTGGGCGGCTCTCTCGGCCTTTCTCGGGTCTTTGTAGCGCAGCAGGCCAAGCCAGTGGCCATTGTACCAGTACGAGATATTGAGCTCCCGCCCGGTCTGGTTGCCGGGCTTCTGGTTCCAGCCGCCGGTCTCGCCGAGGCTGGCCTGTCCGATCTTGATGCTCATACCCGCTCACTCCCGTACAGCTCGTGGTGCAGCTGCAGCACGGCTGCCTCGATCAGCTTATCGATCGTTTCCACATCAAATTGAATGCCCTTCTCGGCGAGGAAGTTCACAACATACGCCTTTTTCGCCGCGCCGTCCGTCGCGGTGTACAGCTGCTCCGCCGCCTTTACGCCGATCTCAACGTAAGTGCGGAGCGTTTGCAGCTTATCAGCGTCGATCTTGGTTTTGAGCCATGGGATCAAAAATGCCGAAACGAGCGCGCTGATGAGCGCGATCACTGCCGAGATGATCTGTGTGTAGTCCATATGTATGCTCCTTTCAATCTTTCAGCACGATCTCCGCGATACGTGCTGCCGCTTCCGGGCCGTATTTCTCGGCCCATTTATCCATGTACTTCTGCGCGTACTTCGCGCGGTTCTCATTTTTGGCTTTCCAGAGGTAAAAGCCGCTGGAAGCCGTTGTTTCGGCCAGCACCGCAAGCGTGATCTCCGTCAGATCCGCGCCTGCCGCGCATGCGATGATGAGCGCGAGGCTGACGAGCGCGCTGCAAATCAGCCACTTCTTGCTAAACTCCATTGCTATGTCCGCACTGCGCCTCCAGCTGGTACAGGAATTTTTTCACGTCGCCGTTCCCGCCCATCTTTTTATACTTCTCTCCGGCGATCAGGCGCTCTGCCATTGGCATTTCCTCCGACATGATGGTCAGCCGGAGAATTGCGAGATACTGCTCGTTCTGATGCGTCTGCATCTTGTCGAGCTTTTTGTCGATCTCTGCAATGCGCGTATCCTGCGTCGTGGTCTTCCCGCGCTTTTTCTGTATCGCGCTGACGACGGCATTGACGACCGCCGTCAGCGCGGACGATCCGAGCACGGCGCAGACGAGGGTAACGATGATGGTCTTGGTGTCCATGTGTTCTCCTTTCTCGCCCTCGGGCGACTGTTATTCTTCCACATCCCACGCCTGCGGGTATTCTGCGAGACTATATGCTGTGTCCTGGTTCGCTTTGGTGAACTTACCGTCTTGCACGGCCCATTCCCCTGCCTTGTACGTGTCGTGCGCGCCCGTTGGGTGTACGAAATTCCGCGCCGTCTCGCGTGACGTACCGTGATACGGCTTATTGAACGTGAACCACGCTGCGTTGCCGGGGACGATATCGGGATTCGCCCCATTGTCGTAGTTCTGGAAGCATTCCCATATATCTCCGCCTACAGAGAAAATGTCTCCGGCGACGTGCTTGCCCGGCATCCATTCATCATAGAGTGCGGAGCACATGATAATTTCATCTGCCGTCTTTGGCTTCTCGCCCTTCATCAGAAGCTTGGTCATATTCGCCGTAGAGTCCAGCAGATCATAGACGACAGGCGTTGCAACAACCGGCTGCGGCTCCGGCAGCGGGATATTCGTCAGTAGCCAGCTGCCGTCCGTGATCTCCTGCCGTAGAAAGTTGCCCGGCGTGTAGACGCGCAGCTCGAAGCCGTTGTCCGCGAAGACCACGACGGGGCCGCTCAGCTCTGTCACCCCCGAAAGAGAATCGCCTGTAAACCGGACCGAGCCGGAGGTGCTGTATACCCGGACGTTCGCGTAGGTTTGATTGTTGTGTGTGATGTACATTAAATAACCCCCTAAATCAATTTTCCGTGATGGTGCAGGTCGGTGTCCACACAACGTTGCCGTTTCCGTCATATGTTTTCTTTTGTTCGAACAAAATGCGTGTGTTTGTTGTGGCTACAAATTCGTAAGTACCTTCTTTTTCGTTTGATGCAGTTACACCGTTCAAAATAACGTTGCCGCGGCTGTTTCGTGCCTTATATGATATGGTGATCGGAACTTTACTTCCAGAAGGAAACGTCAGTGCTGCAGCATCCGTTAGTTTTTCGCCGTTAACTACGGCATACATGGAATAGGTACTGCTGTAAGAAACAGGGACGCTCAGAATTACCATGAATTTGCTGGGAAGTCCCCTTCGTAAAAACATTCCCATTGATGCACCCCCTAGAAGCAGAAGCAAAATGGCACGCCAAGCGCAGCGCCGCCCCGGATAGTTCCCTTAGTGCCGGCGGATGATACGAAGATAAAATTTGTGGTGCCGTTTATAGACGGGGAACGTGTCCACCATCTGGATTCCGCGCCGTCTAGCATTTTTATTTTGCTTCCGTTTTCTTTGTAATACTGATATTGTTTACCTTCGCCTGGCGCGGAAGAATCAACATCACCAAACACTTCCACATCGCTTGGAAAAAACAGTTTGTCTGCCGTTGTTACGATGGTGGTGCTTTTGTTGCCCGCAGATGTAAGTTTATTCACATTCTGGATGCCATTTTGCACTTCCAGCGGCAATTGAACCAAGATGGCAGGAAGATGTGTTTGCCGCATGGCGCAGCCAGCCCAACCGTTTCTGTTTGTGTTGCTGCCCTCCATTTCGTTTTTTCCGTAGCAGTCGTGCAACTGGAAGGTAAACGGGGCTTTGCCGAAGCCATCGGAATAGTCATCGTGATTGATACCGATAATGTCAACCAGATAGTCCGTGGAGCCAATCATCATCGCCTTCTGATCTCCAATCTTCCACGTTGAGGGGACAACCTTTTTCTGGCAGATAGCAATGATCTGTTCCCAGGTATTATCCGAAAAATTTGCCTCATATGAAGGCTTAATTCCAGTAAACCATCTTGGGCTCCTTCCGCTCATCCGAAGACCACCACCTTCACGGGGATATTAACCGTCGGCGCTTTGCCGATGCACTGGGCGGTCAAAGAGTTCGCGCCAGTTACGTAGTTGTGGATTACCGCAAAGCCCTCCAAAAGTGCAGCGTCCGCGTCTGGGTCCGTGCCGGAGAGAGCAACGTCCCACTGCGGGTCAACGTCATAAGAAGCTTTCAGCCCCGTGATCGTGATCGTCTGCGCCTGGTAGCCGTGCGAGTCCTCGGACCAGCCCGAAGCAAGCAGCGTGCCGGTGTACTGTTTTATGTTCATAGGCTCATACACTCCTGTAATCAGCTCGCCCGCCGCGTTGTGCGCCGTCTTCCCCTTGAGAAGTGTCTCCGGCGTTACGGTATCGGCGGTCAGGTCCAGCTTGATTTCGCCGTTCAGGGCGACTTTGTTGACTGCCATCTCAGCCTCCGATCTGGAGCGTCTGCCCTCCTGCGGCGTTGTCGGTGTAGGTGACGGGAATCGCCGCGACAGTCACCTGCGGCAGATAGTCAAAATCGGGGTCTGGCGTGACGACCTGCTCAGAAAAGCTCGGCGTGACGTTCTTGTTTGCCTGTGCCTTGACCGCCTCGCCGCCGTAGCTGCCCACCACGCCGAGGATGGAGATTCCGGACTTGATGTTGCCCGGGATAAGCTTTGCCTTTTCCGTGGGCTTGATGCGCGCTTTGCCGGAGCCGTCGTGGAAGCCCATCGGAATGGCCGGTTCTTCGTCCTTGTCGGCGATGTCCAGCGTCTGGCCGCCGTTGTCCGGCATAGTGCCGGTCAGTTTCGAGCCTCGCGCGTAAAATGTCTTATCCTTGAGCACCTCCGCCACGGCGAACGATTTTGTTTACGTACTTGTTTGCCATATGCTCACTCCTAACTGTTCATATACTCGTCGCCCATGATGAGCGTCAGCCCACCGGCGGCGTTGGATACTTCATACTGCGGGATTTTTGCAACGTTCACGTCGCGGGACAAAAGCCGGTTTCTGGTCGGCAAGACCACCGGCTCGTAAGTCTTCGGCGTTACGTCGTATACGCCCTCATAGGGCTTGCTGCCTCCGGTGCCGACCTCAATGACGCGCACCCCCGCCACGTCAAACTCGACTGCCGGTTTTTGCTTGACCTCAAACGTGATTGCCATCAAAGCACCTCCCGGCTCATAGAGTCCAGCACGCGGATAAAGCCCGTCGGCAAGCCGATAACCTCCGGCTTTGTCGCGCCCGTAAACTTCACGCGCACCTGCCCGGAGAGCATGGACGACTTAAAGGCAAAGGTTTCCTCCTGTGTCAGAGGAAACAGGAAGGTCCCGTCCTCGTCCGTCGTGACCTCGCCTGGGTAGACCTTGCGCAGCGGACCCACGACAAACTCGATCTGCTCGATCTTCGTCAGGTCCAGCGGCTCTCCGTTGAGCTTCCCCACAAACGGAATCGCATACTGGTCGCCTTGCATAATGGTAAGCGCCATTTTGTCACCCCCCTAGCTTCTTGAGCAGACCGAACTTAATCATCGCATCCACAACGCCCTGTAGCGCAGAAATTTGGTTTGCACTGTTGATCGTTGTGTAAATTGCGTATTGCTGTGCAGTCGTGTTCGCATCAAAAAAACTCAGTAGCCCGGAAGCCGCTGAGTTAAGCGCTCCCGCATAAAGACTGTAGAAGCTCTTTGTCTTCGTTCCGATTTTTACATTTCCCGTTGGGACCAGATTCCCGTTCGCGTCCAATGTGACCTTGTAATTTCCGTTCACAAGCTCAGACACGCTGCCTCCGCCGCCGGAACTTGGAGCGCCGACTACGTACTCGACCACGTAGCTGCCGCTGATCCGTGCCACCTTTACACGGTCCCCAGCTTTGAATGTGACGGACGTGTTGCACTTGTAGTGCTTTTCCGTCGCCGTCTCCTGCCCGTCGAAAATCAGGGAAAGACCATCTTCATAAACTGCCCCAACTGTGGCAATCCGCGCGTCAATAGGCTGTTCTCCCTGAGTGTCCAGTACTTCCGAAACCCCGTCAATCATGCAATCACCATCCTTTTTGCTGTGTGCTTCATAAATTCTCCCGGTGCCATTGTGATATACCACGCAGTTTCCTCAAAAATTCCTCCCACATCTTTGTGGTCAAGGGATAGAATATCCCCCGAGCCGTGTCCGCCCTCTGCCAGCGTCTCAAACGTTACAACACGATGGCTCAGTAAGGATTGGAAACATACGTTGTCCACATATGCTTGCAGCGATTCCTGCGACGCGATGTTGTCGACCTTGATTAGCTGCGTAATTCGTTGCCGACGGCGGAAAATTGACGTTGCGCTCGATGGGTTGTTGTTTTCCGCCCTCGCCACCAGCGGTGCCTCTAAATCCGGGTTGCTGCATACGGCTACAAAAACGTTTGGCGCGCTGAATATGTCGAATTCCTGCGTAAGCTCTGGTGAAATAGGTGAGCAGATCGTCGCATTTTCCGCGCTGTACGTCCATTTAATGTTGGCAGCCGTTGCTTGCGTTATTGGTTCCAGATGTGCCACTCCGCCCGAATCGAACCATATTTGTTTGTAATTGATTTCAGCAAGTAACTGATTCACAATTGTCAAGTATGGTGTCCCTTCCTGCCAGTCTTCACGGTCCGTTTGCAGCGTTGCACTTGTCGGAGTCGCAATTACAAGCCCGACTCCCGCGCTTATGAGCAACTCCTCAACTTTTGTCAGGTACGCCGTCCCAGCGGGAATGTGCATGATGTCTTCCGTTGTCATCGTCTGCAAAAGCCAGCAGCGGTCATAAGCCTCCGCCTCTATCCAATGCCCGCTCGCGTCAATTTGCTCTTTTAGCGATGCGATGCGAAATACCCCGAGCGGTGTCCACTCCCCATTTATGCCAATCCACGGTTGCAAATCGTCAGCGATATAATCCACAACCGGGTTGTGCCGAAATGTGCCTGACAGGCTCCCTTTGATTTCTCCCGTCGTGTCAATGTATACAGTTGGCGGCGTTTCTTCATCCCAACTCAGCTCCGTCAGTTTCGCTCCGTTCCGCAGTACATCAACCCTATAAGAGATTTCCCGTGTCACAGTTGTACCTCCTCGTTATAGTCGATTTGCTGTACAGTAAAACTAAACGTTGTAATAATCCCGTCGTGATCTTTTTGCAGGACATCCAGATACCCGATCACCATGTCGCCCGTCTTTGTTTTCGCGCAGACAAGTTTCCCTAGTAACGCCTCTATTTTTCTGGTTCCCTCTGCGTCTACCACGGCGCACTCAATAGTAAGCGCGTCTGTGTAGTTGTCGCTGACCTCTGCGTATGGATACTTAACGCCTGATAGTGTGAGGTAGCTGACGCTCCGTGTCCTTTCCCGCGAGGTCTTCCTGTTTTGCGACGCCGCGTATGGTAGCTGCAGCCATTCCCTTGTCTCCATATCCAACAACATTGTTGTCTGTGGCGCTACCACTACCGACGTTTCATTAGATATTCCGTAGTTTTCGCTTGACGTATAGCAGCCTCGTACTTGATATGTCACCGGTCCGATACTGAGCAAATCAGAATAGGCGCGTTGCACGGTTCTCGCTACCGGTTTGCCATTTCGGTATATCAAAAAGAAATCATAGTTTCCTGTCGTATCCCACTCCAGCGTCGCAATGTGTGATGTTCTTGCACTCAATAAGATGGCTGCTCCCGGCGTGTTAACGACCTGTAAAGCAGCATCTCCCCACTCTGACCATAGCCCATATTCATTTTGCACGCGGACTCTGATCGTATAGTTCCCATCATCTAGGTACATCGGGGCTGACCATTGCTGGACGGTTCCGTAAATTGTGCCGCTCTCATAAATTCCGATTACTTCCACCTGTGCCGCCTGCTGCCCGCTAGTCTGCCACGACACAGCCGGCTTTGCTCCCGCTGTCAGTATCTGAACGATCGGCGTCGGCGGGGCAGATATTACTACGATCTGCGCTGCATCGCTCCAATCGCTTGCCACGCTGTCCGCGTTATATGTGCGCACACGCCAGTATTTTACGCTGGACGTGATCGTCCCTGCTTGGCATTTCCACTGCGTTTCCGCGCCTATGACCGTCGCCAGCGTCTCCCACGTCTCGCCGTCTACACTCTTTTGCAGTTCGGCTTTGCTCTGCGCCGTTCCGGTTGAAATAATGTGTTCCCACATAAAGAGATTGTCAGCCGACGCATCGACAATCGTATTTTGCGGGCTAATTACCTTCGCCTCCGGTTTGACATCGAGCGTTGATAGCGCCATCCATTCCGATGTTGTCACAATGCCGGAGTTTGCCGTCACAGCAACCTGCCATTGGATTTCATCTGCGGTGAATGTGTTTGCCGGAACGGTCACGCTTCGCGACTCCCCGGCTACTGAAATTTCGTGGATACTCCCGGAATCCCCAGCCCTCCAGCGAAAAACAGCAGATGCTTGCACTACTTCTGGATACGTTAGAGACGATCCGAGCGCGAGCCACGAAAACCTGTTGTCCTGTTTCTTTGAGATTGACCCGCTTGCCGGTGTGCAATTCCTAATCGTAACGCCGACTGTCTCGCTGTCATCAACCTCTACCGTTAAGTACGGGCGCAAAGACCCTGTCGTCCGGATATACGCGGAAACATCTACATACCACTGCCTTACCGCAGCACCGCAATTAAGCGCAAGCCCAGCAGAAATGCTGTCGTCCGTGACCCAACCACCATTTCTAACTTTCTCCCCGCTATTTCCGGAAAAACGCTCCAGTACTCGCTGGTTGTTGTTGTATGTTATCGTTTCAACATCTACTGGCGCAGCGAGGTCCTCAAACACTAGATTTGCCGCCGGACCGAGGCTTGTTGCCTCTGGATCAACTATTTTGCTTACATACACAGCTATACTGGATTCCGACGTTATTCTTTTGTATTGCATGCTCGCTGGAAGATCTTCAAATGTTATAACGAGGCAATCATCTACGTCCAGTATTGCCGGGTCTGATTGGTGATCGTTCGTGTTCCTGCTTGTTTCGTTCAGAATCGCGAATCCCTTAATGTACACCTTCGCGGTTGACATCATTTCACCCCCATTCTGTTTGATCTGCGTTTGTTGTCTGCTATCCGGACAACGTCATTAAACGACTTCACGTCCTTCGCGTTTATCGTCACATAAAACGTATCTCCGCCGATGGCACGGCGGCTTTCCTGCGCGTTGGATATCTGCGTTCGTTGCGGAAGATAAACCAACTCCGGTCCATTCTCGCCGACCCACGTCACACCGCCAGTGTAGTTGTCTGTGCCTGCGGCATGCCGCCCCGTTTTTGATGAAAACACAGCCCCTACTGCGGAAATTGCAGTGCTCGCCATACCGCTCCAATCGCTCGCGCCTTTTACCATCCCTAATGAGTTTGCTGCGCGTTGGCTAAGTTCGTCGATTTTTTTCAGCCCATCTGCCACCAGCGAGATCGCTCCGGCTAAAGTTTCAAAAATTGGCTTCAGCGCGGATGCCATGTCTGCCAAAGAGGACAAAACCGGTGCCAATTCCGAGGCAAGTTCAAGCAACGACCCTAGCAAATCAATTAGCCCACTATCCGTTGCAGCATCCGACAAGTTTGTGATAACTTCCTCTAGTTTTTGATAAAATTCCGTCAGATATGGTGCAAATTCTTCTGCCAGTTGGTTTTTCGATGCCTCTTGACTGAGGAGCATATGCTGGTATGCGTTGTCAACCTGCGTCAAGGATTTCAGCGTTTCTTCGCTCAGCACATAGCCTGTATTGTGTGCTTCTTCTGCATAGGCTTTTAACACCTCGCTGCCACGGTTGATCAGCGGGTTAAAATTTCTGGCTGACTCACTCAGCAGGTCCATTGCGGTTGCGTCACGCTCTGTCTTGTTTCGCATATCGCCGAGTGCATCAATAACCTCATAAAACACTTCGCTCGCGTCGCGAAGCTCTCCGCGCGAGTCTGTGACGCGGATGCCGAGTCGATTAAAGGCGTCAGCTGCATCCGCACTGCCGTCCCGTGCCTCCTGCATTTTGTTCGTGATCTCTTTGAGCCCGTCGCTGAGTTGGTCCGTTGATACCCCCAGGAATTTCGACATATACGCAAATTCCTGTAGTTCTTCGGTTGATTGCCCCGTAACTTCGGACATTACCCGGAGTTCCTTTGCCGCAGCACCTGCTTCTGTTGTCAGACTTGCAAGTTTCTTCTCAACGCCGACGATTGCAGCTACAACGCCCGCGAAACTTCCAACCAGCGCCGCTGTTTTCAAGTCGACCTTCTCGATCCCGTCCAGAGAGCTTTTTAATCCATCTGGAAGACTAATCCCGAGCTTGCTTGTAAGTTGATCGACTGTGCTTCCGAGCCCCATGGTCTCCCGCTGCGCGTCTCCGGCTTTCTGCCCGAGCTTGTCAACGTCATCGGCGCTGTCTGAAATTTTTTCTTCCGCAGTTCCAGCGCTTTGCCCCAGCGAATCCATTCCTTTTGATAAATTTTCTGCCGCGCTTTTTGCTGCCTCGATCGCGGTGTTGTTATCTTCCAACGTATTGTTCATCTTGTTCAGCTCAGCTTCGGCGTTATTGAGGCTCGCCTGCCACGCCATGGTGCGCTTATCTGCCACACCGTATTTCTCAGCTGACGTCTGCAATGCCGCTTTCAGCGTCTCGATCTTTTCCGTCTGCGAGTAAATCTTCCGCTCAAGGACGTCGTTGACCTTCGTCAACGCCTCAACGCTGTCGGCGTTTTTTGCGTATTCGCTCTCGACCTTGCGCATCTCGGAGTTGAGAACCCGCATGCCGTCGCCGATCTGCGAGATCGCGGCTTTGTATTCCTTTTCGCCGGAAAGCGAAAACTTTGTGTTGATGTTCGGCATGCTACTTCCCTCCGCTCAAGTATTCTGCCAGCGACAACGGCTCCTGCGGTTCCTCCAGCTCGCTATCCGGTCGTGCCAGTGTCGCAAGCAGCCGGCGCGGCGTCATGGTCTTCCAGAAAAGCCGCTCCGGCATGCGCAGCTGGTAAAGCCATGTTGCCAAAAAGCCGGGAAAATCAAAGCCGCCGTGCTGCTCTGATTCTCCCGGCTCTGTCAGTTTTTTGGCTGGTTCCCACCGCTGTCCTGCTTCGGCTTCTCGGCGTCCTCCCGCTCCGGCATTGCTGCCATAATCAGTTTTGTGATGAGCTGCGCCGCGTCCGTTGTCTGCGTCATGGTGAGCTTGCGCCCCAGCTCCCGCGCGGTCACGCGCAGCAGCTTTCCGTCCTCTCCGCGCATGTCCTGCGTTTCCGCCGCGTCATTGAGCATCGCCGCCAGAAACCGCAGCGTCGACTTGAGGCTTGTCACGCTTCGAAGCGCCCGCATCAGATCGCCGTCGTATTCCTCCTGCACGTCCGCAAGGACGTTCATGTTGCAGGTCAGGTTGTAGATCCTGCCTGCATACTCATATTCCGCCGTTTTCTGCCGCACATCAGTCATTGCGTCTCACCCAGCTTTCCCTTGATCCACGCAACCGCATCTGCCGCGCTGTCGACGGTCTCGGTTTCCAGCAACAGCTCGTTTTCGGAGTCGTCCGCGAGGAATTCGCCCGTCGTGGTCGGCGTATTAAACTGGATGTTTTCTCCCTTCGTCTGGTACGCCATCGACGGCGGACCAAACAGCGCTTTTGGCACCCAGACGCAGGTGTATTTCGTCACGCCGTCTACCTTGTCCGGCGCGTAAAATCCGACGCCCACGTAGTTTGCCACGTCCTTGGCGGAGAACTTGATGTTTTCCTTGCTCGTGTCCGTCGTGCAGCCATAGAGCATCGCCTGCGCTGCCTTCTTGATGTACTTGACTGCCAGCGAGATAGTGCCGCCGGTTGCAAGTTTGATGTACTCCGCCAGCTTCGACTCTGCATAGAGCCTGCCCTCGGCAAACTTCAGGTCGAGCTGTGCGCTCATGGCATCGCCGACGTCCGTCGGATTTTCGTAAGATACGGTTCCGGCAGTGTTTTTGTACTTGCCCGCCCGGATACCGCGTAAATCAAAACTCGGCATTTATAATAAGCCCCTTTCTTTCAGCTTTTTTGTGAGGATATCCTCCAACTCTTTGTCCACTTGACTTTCTGCGGCTTTCGATCCTTTGGTCCAGAAATACGTTCCGCTGATTTTTCCGTACTCTGGTCCGCGCCCGTAATTCAAAACAAAAAGCACGGCGGCTCGGCGCACACCATGCTTGTTTTTGCCTACGGACGTCACCTGAATATACGGCTCGCCGTATTTGTTCCGCTTAATCTTCGTCGCTTTGATGCTTTTTACGTAGTCTTCCGTTGCAAAGCCGCTTTGCGCTACGCGCTTTTTGATTTCCGCAACCAGAATTTCGCCTGCCGCATCCATCATCTCTTGAATCGTTGCCTCGTCAAGAACGTCCACGTCTTGCAGCGTCGCCATCATCTTGTCCAGCCCGGAGGTTTCGAACTTAGCCATACACAGCGCCCTCCATCTCCGCAATGAGCGCAATCTGCGTGCGCCCAGTGTCCTTGTCGTAGCTCTCCATGTCGACGGTCACAATATAGCCCGCGCTTTCCAGCGCCGCTTTCGTCCGCCGCAGGAGATCTGCTGCAAAGCCCTCGGCAAAGATGGATACGGCATACGCTGCGCCGGTTTCCGCCTCTCGCCCCTCGGCGTATATCTGCCCGGATTGCCCGAGCAGCTGATACGTGATGTACGTTTCCTCCGCGCCCTTGTATGGCGGATGGCACACCGGAACGCCGATGTCGACAAGCGCTTCATAGATCATCATGCGCCGTCCCTCCGTTTGCAGGTCAGCTCAATCTCCTCCGTCTCGGCTCCATAGCTGCGGACCACGTCAAAGACGTCCGAGCCGCAGGCGAGCTGCTGCTCGCCCCGGTATTCCGCACTGTGCATCCGGAAAATCGCGTCCGTCTGCTTTCCCGCCTGCGCCGCTTGGTAGTATTCCGCGCGGTTGACGGATTTCCGCGCCGCCCAGACAGTAGTTTCCCGCTCCAGTTTTTCTGTTGTCTGCCCGCTCACGATAGGGTAGGACAGCAGGCGCAGCGTGATCTGTGTGTCAAAGATCATTGCCCGCGCCTCCTGTCTGCCGGTAATCGTCCGACAATCCCATCGCGTCGCGCAGCTCCTCAAAGCAAGCTTTCCATTCGCTGCCGCGCCCGCAGAAATCGTGCTGCCAGCGGACGTAGGCGCGAACCGCGTCTTTTACCAGCGGGTCCTCGTCTGCGCCTGCTGCGCCCGCGATATGCAGGCGCAGCAGGCAGGCGTCGACCTCATCGGAAATTTCTCCGTCAAGCGCGGTCGTACTCAGCCGCAGGGCGGTTTTCGCAACGTCCAGTAATGTCATTGTCTATCCCTCCCTGTTGGCTCTTGTGTTTAGCCCGCCTTTTTCTTGGTCAACGTTACGAGGCTGTTTTTGTCGACCACCTTGCCGTCGACGAGCGCCAGCGCAACGGTCACTTCGTCGTCGGTTTCGTTATCGGTGTACTTGCGGAACGTCATGCCGAGATTCTCATTCCAGAGGTAATCTTTGAAATTGAAAATAAAGGCGAAAATTGTATCCGCAGTCACGCTCGCTGCGAAGGACGGCAGATAGTCGCCGACGAGGACGACCTCACGCCCGAAGAGCGAGTAGACCGGCTTGCCGCTCATGCCGTAATTGACGCGAGCGACGGGCTGCTTCTTGTCGTCGACCATGCCGACAATCTGCTCGAAGAAGGTCTTCTTCGTCATGCACCACACCGCGTCGGTGTCGTATGCCTGCGGGAGTGCTGCCTCCGCCTTGACAAGGTCAGTGTAGGCGATAGCCGTAGTCGCTGCCGCAATGTCGATGTTCTGACCAGTCACGACGGTCTCCTTGATGATGCCTTTCGGCTGACCGGAGCCGGAGCCGCTGATGATTGCCTGCTCCTCCGCTTTTACCATCGCCTCTGCGACGTTTGCCACAAACTGCGATTCAAACATCGGATATGTCACGATGGACACTTCCAGCGACATGGAGATCGCGCAGCGCAGTTTGTGATAGGCAAACGTGATGGAGCCGAGCGCCTTTTTCTGCTTGTCAGAGCCTGCTCCCTCACTGACCCACGAAGCGGTCGGCTTCGCCGAGCTGGTCGGCACCGTCACGCCGCCCTTGTAGGACGTGTGCGTCACGCGCGGCAGAATCATGCCTGTCGACTCGATCTTTTCGTAAATCTTCTGGAGCGTGGTCGTCGGAATCGCCGCGCCGACGTCGGAGGTCTTCGTGTTTGCGTCTGCGTTGGTCAGCTCTGCCGGAATTCTCTTTCCGGTGAGGACATAGTTCATAAAGGCGCGCTTGTACTCGTCAGTGTCGTACTGGTCAAGCACGTCCTGCGGCTTCGCTGTGCCGGTCAGGTTGACGGTCTGCTGTGCTGCCGCCGGGTCCTGCGCTCTTGCGCCCGCGAGCGCGTTGAGGTTTGCCTGAATCTTTGCCTCTTCCTCAAACTTGGCGTCGAGTTCTTCGACTTCCTTCATTTTTGCCTGCGCCTCGGCAGTCTTGCTTTCGTCCAGCAGCTTCTGCGCCTCGTCCATCAGCTGCTTGCGCTTGGTGTTGTAAAGTTCTTTCGTCATTTTAGTTCTCCTTTAAGTCTTAAAAATTTCAGTTTTGCTTCTGCCTGCGCCCGCTCGGGCATAAAAAAACCAGGCTCTTTTGCCTGGCTTTTCATGAAATTCTCTGCGCGCCGCAGCGCGTCCTCGCTGAGCATGCCGGAGTAAAAGTCTGCCGCCAGCGGCTTCTGCTCACCGCCCAGCTCCATTACCCGGTCAATGAGTCCCAGCTTTACCGCCCGGTCTGCCGTGATCCACGTTTCTGCATCCATCATGGCGGCAATTTCCTGCTCGGGCCTCCCGGTCTTTGCCATGTACGCCGACGTGATCGCGTGGTTGGCGTCCCGCAGGACCCCTGCGGTATGCTCCATCTGGCGGTAGTCACCGTCGGCGCTCGTCTGTACGTTGTGGATCATCATCATTCCGGTCGGTGTCATTTCCGACTCGCCTGCCATCGCAATGATCGACGCGGCGGACGCCGCCAACCCGACAATGCGGATGTGTACGCCGCCGGCGTAATTGCGCAGCGCTGTGTATATCTCGCTTGCCGCGAAAATCTCGCCGCCGCCGGAATTGATCTCGACTTCTGCCCTCTCGCCGTTTCCGGATGCAAGCGCGTCGGCTACGGATTTAGGGCTCGTCGCCTCCATGCCGTACCACTGATAAAAGCGGTGCTGGTTACTGGACACGATGGGCCCGCGAATGCTGATTTTCATGTGGTTTCATCTCCCTTCTGGTTGGTATTCTGATTGACCGGCTGCGTATCTAGTCTCCGGATCGGCTTATCTCCTCCGTCAACCGGTGCAAGGTTAAACGCGCGGCGCCACTCGTTCGGCGTCAGCGCCCCGCGGTCTACCATCTGCAAAAGGTTGAGCTTTGTCGTCGTCGATGCAAAGTCCCACGCCGACGCTTCAAAGACAATCCGGTTTCCACATCCGCGCTCGCGCCTTGAAAATAGTTTGCGTGTGTACTCACCACTCAGCTGCTTCAAAACCGGCTCGATTTCGGCATCAAAATAGGCGTTCTGCTCATCCTCCGTCGCAATGGATGTGACGATGTTCGGGTTGGTATTGAACAGGGCATAGATGCGCTGCGTGGTCTTGTCCATCTGCTGCGCGTTCGGCACATAATCCTTTGGGTCGATCTGCTTTGCCTCCGCCTTTGCGTCGACCGCCGCAACGCCTGTTCCGTTCGACACGTTGAGGAAGCTATCTGCAAAGTCCTGCGCCCGCTGCTTGATATCCTCCGAGCGCATCGACGAGGCGAACATCAGCAGCCACCGGACCACGGCGCTGTTTCGGATTGCCTTTACGATGCCCTGGTCCGTCGTTGTGACAATCTCCATCAGTGGCACGATTGCCGGCGCGATCGGGTCTCCGAAGATGTCGTTTTCGTAAAAATCCCCGCGCAGATGGATGACGTCCTCATAAGCAAAGGTCAGTACATTCCCGTTTTGCATGTAAAATTTCAGATACAGGTTTCCGCTAGCGTCGTAGACGGCGTCCGCCTGCATCGCCGCGACCGGGAAGATGGCGTTCGGAAATCCGTTTTCGTCGCGCATGATAACGGCAAAAGCGTTGTTGTTGAGAATCAGCTGCGCAGCAAGTTTTTCCTGCAGCATCTGTCCCGTCATGTACTGGTTCGGCTCTTCGAGCAAAAACCGGATATACGGTTCGGGGTTGACAGCGATCTTTCTCGCGTCGGCGGTGATCGTCTCCCGGATGTGCTTTGCCGTCAGCTTTCCGATTGCTTTGATCTTCGGGCGGATGCAAGCGCGGACAATGTCCGACTGATACATTTTGCCGTTGTAGCTGTAAAAGCCGTTTCCGCGCTCCTGCACCATCTGGACGGTCGAGACACGCTTTGTCGTTGTGATGTTTTCGAGGAGGTTTTTAAAAAATCCCATGTTGTCACTCCTAGAGCATACTTGTGTATTCCGCCTGCTTTTGATCGTAGATCGCGTAGGCGTCAAGCAGCGCCGCCGTGCCGTCTATGCGGCGTGTCGACTTGCTCGTTTTGTGCGGCTGGATATTGCCGTTTTTGTCCTCATCGTAAGCTGTGTTTGCAAGGCACCACTTATCAACTGGATTGTTGTTGTACACAATCCGCTTGGATTCCAGATCATTTCCGCAGCGCTTCATTGGCTCGGACAGGGTCTTCACGCCCTGGTGCACCGGTATCATCGCTTCGGCTCCAAAGTAGTCTGCCATGCTGTCTGTCCAGTAGGACGCAGACCATGCATCATAGCCGACGAATGGTATAAAAATATCGAGGTCTTCCTGCACCTCGACAAACCATGTTTTTACGTCCTCATAGCGGATCTTGTTTCCCTCTGATAGCCGGACCAATCCGCGCTCATGCCACTTGTCATACGGTATCTTGTCCTCGTTCACGCGCTTTTCCAAAAGCTCCTGCGGCAGCCAGTACATGGAGAGGACAAACAGGATGTCCGGTAACTCCGGCACCTGAAACAGAACCTTCCCCGCCGTCAGGTCCGTCGTCTTGGATAGGTCCGCGCCGCCGATGCCATAACGCGGGTAGGATAGGATTCGCTCCTGCGTCTGCCCGTCGGTCATGTGGTGTGTCCAGATCATACGGCGGTTATCTTTGTCCAACTGGAAGGTGTCGCGGTTGTCCAGCTGTTCAAAGTTGAGCCACGCTTCGCTCGATGTCTCGCGGATGTTGAAATCTTTGCAGACGAGATTCCGGACGAGCGCCGGATTTTTCTTTGCCCGCTCGACGCGCTCCTTGAGCGCCGTGTAGCTCTTGATCGTGCCGAGCCCCGGGTTTGCTTTCTTCCAGCAGGCTTCATCGGTCCACTCGCTGCGCTTGTCAAGCTCATAGATAAACGCAATCCGGCGCTGGTCGTGGTACCCGTCCGGATCTTCATAGCCGTTGATAATGCGCTCGGCTTCTTCGTACTTTTCGTCGTAGATGTCCTCGCGGATAACACCCGCAGTGGACGTGATAAAACGCAGCGGCTGCGCGCGCGCCTGATCGCCATCGGCAATAATGTCATATAGCGGGCGCCCGTTTTTCCACTGGTGGATCTCGTCCATCATCGCGCCGTGGATGTTCAAGCCGTCAAGCGTGTCGCTGTCAGACGATAGCGGCTTAAATACGCCGTCGTTATAATCGCTGTCTATCTCGCCGACCAGGCAGCGCGTCCGTTTGCGCAGCGCCGGCGACTTCTGTACCATGCGCTTTGCTTCTTGCCAGATGATCTTTGCCTGATCGCGTTTTGTGGCTACCGCGTAGACCTCCGGTCCTGCCTCACCGTCCGCCATTTGCAGATATAGCCCTACGCCGGACGCAAGCAGCGACTTGCCGTTTTTCTTGCCGACAATCAGGACCGCCTCGTGATATTGCCGGTTTCCCTCAATGTCGACAAAGCCAAAGATCGTCGCCAGCAGAGCCTTTTCCCAAAGCTCTAATTTGACGAGCTGCCCGCCCGCTTTGCCTTTGGAGTGGTGGCAGTAGTTCTCAAAAAACTCAAGCACATGGTTGGCACGTTTCGGCGAGTAGTAAAACTCAGATTCTGTAGCTTCGAGCTGTTCTACAACGTGCCGGTATGTTTTCTGCACTTTCAGGCTGACGGTTTCCCGCCCATCCTGTATAGCCTGCCAATACTCGAGTATCGGATTGTAAATTTCCGGATATCGTGTGAGCTTCACGCTTCATCACGCTCCCGGACGAAACTTCCAAATCCGTCGTCTTCCTGCCGCGGCGCGGTGTCCGGCTTCGGCAGGAGCGTCGTGAGCTGCTTGATGATTTTCTGGTAGTTCGCGTTGGTGGAGTTGTACGCCTGACCAATGGGGCGCGCCCGGTCATACGGTTCCAGCCGTTCCGATTGCCGGAACGGTTCCGTCCAGCCGTTTTCCCGCAGGTCCTCTGCCATGTCCTCACACTCGACGCGCATAAACGCCGCCTGGTCGATCAGCCCCGCGACAGTTCCCGCCGCTTCTTTCGGCAGCGTTTTGTAAATCCGCTTGAGTCGCGCTTTCTCTGCGCGGATACGCTGTTCTTTCGTCTTTTCCTGCTTATTCGCCACAAAAAGCGCCTCCTTTTCGTGTGATTTTTGCGCGCTCTCCGCGCGTGCGCGTGTATTACATATCGCCGCGCTTTTGGAGGGGGGTCT